GCTGGCACATCGTCCGCTCTTTCCTCAGCTCCTAGTGGTACAAAACCACCTTCTCTATAATCTTTTTCTAAACCACCTAGATCCATAATACCGCCGTCTGCTTTTCTATTTCTTAAAGCATCGTAAATCATTCTAGAATCTTCATCCATCATTCCGGTATCACCACCTGTGTAATAATCTTGGCTCTTTATAAATTCATCAGCACCTTTATCTCCTAACCTTAATCTTTTAGCTATTATATCTAAAGCGCCTTCATCTAAAGCATTGATAATATATTCACCATCTGCATCTTTAGTAATGTCGTAACCTTCATTAATTAAGTCTTCCATAACCTTTACAGCTTTTTTAGATTTAGGTGCTATAAAAACATCTTGACCAGTTGCCTGTGCTTGATATCCATAATCAGGAACGTAAACATCTTCATCACGTATTTGAATACTTATATCTGCATCATCAAATAATGATTTAACTTTACCTACACCAGACTTTATCATCTGGCCTGTTTTTTGTAATACACCACCACCTATTCTGTATCCAGGTCTCATACTCGCTAATCCACCATCTGCAAAATCATAAAAAGATTTTTGTACAGATGCCTTAGGAGGCATAAAATATAATGCAGCGTTTGTAGGATCTCTATAATAGTCCCTAGCTTGTCCTCTAATTTCTTCTGCAGTTAGAAAAGGTGTTTCTTCGTCTTCTTCATCACCACCACCCATAAAGAATGGCGCTGCAATTGAAGCCGCACCTATACCTGAAAGCGCTGCTCTGCCTAAACTAAACTTACCTTCTTTATCTCTAACAAGCCCTCTTAATAAACCAGTGTCTTTTGCAAATAAATTTTTAAGATTTGAAAATCTTTTAAGACCTTGACCTGCTTTAAATATACCGTCACCACCTAAAAACTTAGCACCACCTAATCCATATCCAGCTGCAGCTAATAATGCAGCTTTACCTAGTGGTGATTTAACAACTTTCTTTACACCTTTTCCAATTTTCTTAACTAGTTTACCTAAAAAATATCCTTGTCTCTGGTCTTCGAGACCCATAATGCCACCCATATTACGCATTTGTCTTTCCATATTCATCCTTGAAATTGCCATAGTTTTACCTTTTTATCGCCTTTTTGTTCTATAATCAATCATATATATCTACAAGGTCAGCTAGTCCGCCGTCCATATAATAAATTCTACCACCATCCATAAAACCTGTTCTTCCTCTACCAGTTCTATTACTTACCGGACCACCATCCGAACCAATACCAAAACCTCCTCCAAAATCAAAAGATTGATTGCCCTGACTATCTCTTCCATAATTAGTTTGTCCGTGTATACCGGGATTATAATCTGCTTCCCCTTGTTCTTTGATTGCTTTTAAAGCTGCAGCTTTATTTTTTGATGCAGCTGCTGCCGCTAAATCGTCTTGTATTTGTTGTGCTTCTTCTCTTTGTCTTTTTTCTTCAATTTTTTTATCTTTTCTAAGTTTTTTTATTAATTTTGCTCTATTACGTACTCCTAATACATCCTCTTCAAACTCTTCGAAAAAACCTAGTCTATCAATTAAATCTTTAGCTGGTCCCTTGTAGTTAGGGTCATTTCTAAGATCATCAACTGCATTTGCGTCTAAGTTATATTTATTTTTTAAAGTATCCATTACGGTACCTCTTCGTTTATCTATTGTACCTTCATCTATTTGATTAAGATTGTATCCTGCCATGATACCACCAGCAGTATTATAATCATCGGTAACAATTCTACCTGTGTCATCTGTAAATATACCAGCAGCTCTTGCTTGATCTTCTAAAACAGCTCTTTCATTAAAAGGTAAAACATTTTCTACAAATCCTTTTGCAGCTCCTAGTCCTTTTCCTATAAGACTATTTTGCATATACCTTCTCATAGCAGCAGGTATGCCTGTCTCTTCTTCGTATGATGGCATCCCGTAATACTCTGGGTTATTCATATTCATAAATTGTTGTGCTTCTGCCATTGAAGAGTATTTACGGTCATAGGGGTCAACGTATTGTCCCTGTGTTCGATATCTCTCTTGATTGTCTAATATTTTTTCGCCATAAAAATCTAGTACTTCTTGAGATAATCTAGGTTGTCCTGAAAAAGTTTCTGTTCTAGCGTTTAATCCTTTTGCACCTGGTCTTGGATCGTTAATATCTTGTAAAGCTTTGTTATACATAACCTGTGCATCTTTTATTTGTCCAGAAGGATCAAATGATTTTGGATTAAATGTTCTAGAATATATTTCTTCAGCTTGTCTAGCTTCATACGGGTTAAAGTCTTGTCTAATCGTACTCATATCTGTATTGTAAGGATTAAACCCATCACCACTATTTCTAGGAATTAAAGTAGGGATACCTGAAGAAGTGTCTTCACTTTTTGATTCTGGTACCGGTATTTTGAATGGATTTAATAAATACTGACTTTGAGGTATGTATTTAAAACCTGCATCATATACTTCTTTATCGTATGGACTCATTATAATTTAGCGTTGCCTCCAATTGGTAAAGCTTCTACTGTTACTTTAACGTCTCTTTTAATATCATCAGCTATAGTTTCTGTTTCTGGGTTTTGTACGTCCTGCATAGCTTCTGCGTCTGAGTTATATTCTTGTCCTGTTTTTACATTAGTTAATGTAATTTCTGTTTGGGGTGTAATAATCTTAACGGGTTTGCCGTTTATTACTTCTATTCTATATGATGCTTCTGTTTCTATAAATGACATATTAACTTCTATTTATCTCCAATATTGAAGCTACTACATGCAAACGATCTGCATCTGCAGCTGTAACTTTTAAAATTTCATTCTCTTCTAGTATAACAGGGTTTGTTAAAAATTCTACTGTTGTATGACCTGCTACGGATTTTACATCAAATAACACAAATACGTTACTAGATGCGTCCGTTATTGTGACAGTAAGGGTGCTACCATTATTACTGTCATCACATACCATTATAGACTTTACAATAGCCCTAGAATCAGAAGGGGTAGTATACAAAATAGTTGCATTTGTAGTAGTTAGATCTAGTTTTGCGTTTTTATATATATTAGCCACTTATAAACCAAGAAAACCTTTCTTGCTCCTGTTTTACTTCATCTAAAAATGTAGAGTTTAATTGATCTTTCATAATAGTTAAAGCTCTGTTAATTTGTTTTTGGTTAGATACATCATATTCTATTTTTGGTTCTGGTATTCTTATGTTTATTTTAGTCATTATCTTCTACCATCTCCTTGTACATCTAGTCTCAATGTTCCAAATCTCCATTCTTCACCAGAACTATCGTTTTCTATTTTAACATTTACAAATCTGCCTCTAGCTCTTGTGTCTTTTTTAATAGTTGAAGATGTAATTGTAAACGGACTTAATGTTGTTGTAGTGTCAGATTCTTGAGGATATCTTTTTATTCCTAAACTTACTTTTGCGTTACCAACTAATGTTTTAAAATCTGGTACAAATCTTCTCATTGCTAAAAAAAACTCTCCTGAAACTTTTGGTCCTGCTCCTTGTCCTGGTTTTGTGCTTTGTCTTTGTTCTATATCAATATCATAAGACTTAACAAAAGACGTTACAGTTGTTGTTGATCCATCTTGATTAACTTGATCAGTGCCAACCTCATGTTCAAAAAATTTAGTTTGACCTAAACCGCTTTGACCTACAATCACTGGAAAGGTCCCGTTGTTTGATGAGTCGTATTTAGTAGCATATGGTTTTGGATATACGATTGCATCAATCCAAGATGTTCTTGATTCGCTTCCTGTGTACCATATACCACCAGGCATTCTAGAAGAACTAGATTCACCATAATTAAACACAACATACTTATCATTAAAGTTAGAGCCTTGTGACGGGTAATACCAAACAACTTCTGTAAATAAATTATTTATACCTGCTGCAACCTGTTGTCCTTTAGTAGTGTCAAAATTATTATATACAAAATCTTCTACTGTACAGGGTAATGATTTAACAGTACCATCAAACATAAAGAAACCATTTGGAGATAACCAAAAAGCAGCACCATCTATTTCAACAACTGCATTTTTACCTATCAACCCACAGTTAGTTCCTACTTGTTCAAAACTAAATGTAAAAGGTGCACCTACAAATTTCATTGTATAGAGTGCATTATCTGTAAATACTAGAATTGTTTCCTTTGCTTTAATTGCACTTATAATTTTTGTTCCATCTTGTAATCTAAAATCACCAGCGCTGTTTGTTGCAGTGATGTCATAACTATTTATATTTTCTTGATTTGAAAATCTTATGAACATATCATCTTGTGTTGTTGTATCTCCAATAGTTGTTTCAGTTCCTAAATGACATAAGTGTCTAGTGGTTGGTGATATTAAAGTTAATCTTGATGCAGTTGGGTTGTTTGCTGTAGAAAATCCAGATGTTGTTGTAGCTGCTCTCGTGCTTAAAGGTGTTGCTGCTCCTGCGTTCCATGTAAATGTTTTACCGTTAGCAATTGTTGCAACTAATACCTGGCCAAAATTATCTAGACTCCATAAACCAGGTTCCAATACTATTTGAGAAGCTTTTACTGCGCTTCCAAAACCTGTAAAGTTTGAAGCATCCGTTACGACTGCACTGTTTGAATGAGCTTGACCATTTGATGTACCAGCGGTTGCAGTTCCAAAAGCTCCTCTTGTAATACCTGTTAAAGTATTTACACCCTTACCAGTGTAAGTAATTAACTCGTCACCAACTAATATAGTTCCAGCAGTTGGAAAACCTGCGTTAGATGTAATATTAATTACAGTTCCTGATCCACCAGTACC